GGATGAATCCAAGCGAGAATCCACATCAATGGCTCTGACACATCCTGCATCTGGATTATGATCCGATTTTCTGGCGGAATGACGAGCATCGCCCAGCCACCCATCAGAGGTAGTGCGGCGATCTTGGTACCACGTATCAATTTGATCTCTTAATTGTGTACCAGCTGCACAAAGCCAAGGCTTCATTTACTGGCTATAAACCTAAAGCACGTAGATCGTCAGTAGTTAAACCAAGTGCGGCTAATTTACCTTGTGCTGTTAATCTGGCTTTGTTTTCATCAATAGCAATATGTGCTGCAATAGCAGCTTCTAAATCTGCATCACTTAATACAACACCATCTGCAGGCAATATAACTTTTTCTTTTGGATTATTAAAGTTTGCAATTAAACCTTTTCCACCAAGTTCATTTGTTAATTGCGTTAAGTTAATTTCTTTTGAGGTAATTGCCATGATTCTCCTTAGTAAATTACTGTAATGTTGCGATCTGAAAACCTACACTCAGAACCATTTGTAGAGTATTTTGCTGTGAAAGTATTAGATCCAGCAGTCAACGTTACTGCGATTACGGCAGACGCCATTATTATTGATTGACTTCCAACGTCTCTAACAGAAAAACAATTTGTAGTGCTTGCTGCTGTTGTTGTTGATCCGCTTACTGCAAAACCCATGTTAGCGGTTCTATCTGCTGATTGTGTGCTAATGCTCGCCCTTACAATTACTAAAGCAGACGTGCCAGTTGTAACAGTTACGGCTGGACCTGCAGTAGTCAAATCTGTAAATGAAGAAGAGCTAGTAAGTTCTGATGTGGCTACAGTTGCGTTGCTATAAGTTAGACCAGCAGCAGTAGGTGTTGCCCACTTTAATCCTAGTGCTTGTGAAGAATCTGCCGTTAAAACTTGGTTATTTGTACCGATAGGAATACGGGCATCTAATGTGCTGTAACCCCAAATATCACCTTTAGTGGTTAATGGTGATACTGCGCCAGTTTGTACATAATCATAAAATATAGCAGCACCTGTAGCAGTAAAATATAATATGCCACCTTCATGTTGAGATAATGCTAATGATCCAGCTGTACTAACTGTTGCTGTGCCTGCAGTAATTGTGCAAACACCAGCACCTCTATTTTGTATGAATACTGTATCACCTGCAGAAAATAAACTTGTATTAACTGTAATGGTAGTTGCGCCAGCTGCGTTCATGGCTACAACAGTGCCAGCATCGGCTGCGACTAATACATAAGATACAGTTTTAGCAGTAGTGTCACCACCACCCATAGCGGTTTGTTGCAAGCTAGTCATCTGTGCAGCTGTTAATACCTGCCCAGTCGTAAACGTTTGTTTTGCCATGATACCCCTTAGTAACTTAGGACATTATAGTCAAAAGTGCCATAAATCGTATCATTTAGGATAAATGCGTCTATGACTGGCTCTAATGTCGTGAACGTGGTTTTCCAACTGTTTGGCGATATGTTCATTCGCACGCCAAATATCTGTAATGTTTTTTCTAGGGTAGATCCGCCTGGGTTTGTAGTGATCACTTTTATAGGGTCAAAAAAGTCTAGGTTTAAGGCTGCGATAATGCCCGTGTTGTAATTGTTTGTGTATAGGTCAAGCACTATGGAATCTACTCGAATGCTAGTCTCGGCTCTACTAGCCACATAAGCTTGTGCGTAATCTAGGGCTACGGCATCGGTCTGCATAAGTAGATCGTTTAAGAAATAACTGTGTAAAAAGTATTTAGTTATGCTATCTGAATTAGATGCTATCTGCGCTGTGCCACCTACTCTAGTAATAGTGGCTTTGTTAAATATAAGCACATCGTTAAGAATCCAAGCGGCATCAAAATAATCTATACCTGTGCCGTTATCTGCAAAGACTGTCGCTGTAGCACCTATAGATCCTGCAGTTACAGATCTATCTTGAAATACAAACGAGCCATTGGCATCTACATATAATGCGCCATATTCGCTATCAGTTACTGTTTGTAAAGATTGTAAAGCTGTGCGGTTGGTGCCGGGATCTGCCTGCATAGTAGTAAGCCCAGCATCTACATCACGCATAGAATTAGGCCAGGATATAGCATCTAATAATTGGTTAATACGTGTGCCTGATAAATCGCCTGCAGTAGCACCTGTAACTGTGCTTATCTGTGCCACTTGCGCAAGTCTAAACGCATCTACAGCTTGTATAGTCGTAATTGCTACATCTGCACTATCTACATTAGTTGGATATGTAGTTACATAAGAGGTAATGAATCCTGAGAATATAGGATATGTTACTGATGAGTAAGTTGCAGTTATCTGCACCTTCTTCATAGGTGTTAATAAATTGTAATAAGGACCAGTAACATTTTGTGGGTTGAAGTCGCCATTTTGATCTACAATGCGTAAGGTAAGTGTTCCTGTTTGGAATGCATCTGATAATGCAGTACGGCCTCTGTTAGTCTCTATGCTATTAACCTGATCAGATACATCTACAACTACAGCCGTACTATCTGCTAATACGTTTGTATTTAATATGCCAGTATCTAATATCATGGCCTGAGCAAAAGATGGGCCAGTGCTAAAATTGATTACAGCATTTATTACTGGTATTGCCATTATGGTAATTGTCCTGCTGCAGTAGTGCTATATCCACTGCGATTAGCAACTTGAATACTTTGAGCTACTAATTGTGCAAACGCATCACCAGACGGTGCGCTTACATTTAAGTTTACGTCTAATGATCTATTGCCAGATTCCCTAGCTCTTTCTAATGATATTTGACCAGCACTCATGCCAGCATAAGCAGATGATCCTTGTAATTGATTGCCTAGATTTTGGAAGTATCCAGCTGTCAATGGTGTGAAGCCACCACCGGTCATGCCACCACCTAAAGAAGTCTTACCAGATTCTTTAAGTCTTTCAGCCAATATCTGTTGCATGCTCATATTAAAGTAAGCCATAGTGCCGACTAATGATTCTGATAGTTTCTTGAAATATTCAATAGTTGCATCACCTACTGCAGTAAAAGAGGTTGCTAACTTCTTAGCAGCTTCTGCCGCTTCCATTTCTGCTAGTAACTTTTTAGCCAAAGCCTCGTTATTATCTAGTATGGCTATCTGTGCCTTAATGCGTAACTTAGTCTCTTCATCGGTAGCAGCGTTCAATGCAGCCATGAGACCTATGCGTTCTAAATCAAACTTGTCTCGTAATTGATCTACGGCAGTCTTAGCTTTTAGTAAAGCATTTTCTTGTTTACGATAAGTTACTGCATCTTTTATAGCTTTGTTTTCGGCTTTTTGTAAAGGTATGCCTGAATAGCCACCCATATTGCTGGCAGAAGATTTCTGACTTTTGCCAATATCATAAGCAATTAAACCTAAAGTACCAGCAATTAACGTCTTTTTGCCTAAAGTTAATAAAGCCGTAATACCTAATAGAAACTTACCAACATCACTCTCTGCCATTTTCTTTATTTCAGCAGTTAACTGAGCCATTCCTCTGGTGGTATCAGCAATAGCCAAAGCAAAATTATTCATAGAATTGGCAGCGTCTTGTATTGAATTATCCTTGCCTATTGCACTTATAGCATCAATTAAACCTTTACCAATAATTTCTGTGGCATTTGCAGCAGCTACTTTTAATAAATCCATTTTGCCTGCATAGGTAGATAATCTCGCTTGTGCTTGTCCAGCAAACTTGGCATCAAGGGCAGCCATAATTTTATTCATATCGCCAGTGGCTATTGTTGCTTTATCTAACCCTGTGCCTAGTCTTGCTATAGATGTAGTAGTACCGGATGCGCCTTTGGCTATAGCTGCTACGACTGTGGCTAAATCTTTACCTGTGCCGGCACTTACGTTTAATGCAGTCTCTAGTGCTTGCTGGCTTAAAGTTACTGATCCAGTAGCGTTTAATAAAGTTTGAAATGCTGGTCGTAACTGATCGTCTAATACGCCATACAAACTCTGCAGACCTGCAATATAGGACTCAACTTCATTTACTCTAAATGCGTTGCCTGTGTTTTCTAGCTGTACTGCAAGTGATTTAGCGGCTTTCTCATCAGCTGCAAAGGCGTTTATAGCCTTCTTACCAAATGCGACTAATGCTGTGGCAGCAAATACACGACTAAAAGTCCTGCCTAGTTTTTGTGCTTGTTTATCAAAGGCAGATATATCCTTTTGACCTTTTTTAAGTGCTTTGCCATTAAAGGTAGCAATAGCCGAGACAACTACATTGGCCATTAGGCTGCCTTCTTAATCTCTGTGGATTTGTTAAATTGTATAGCTGTAGAATTTATTGCTTGCAGTATTGCATCATAAACCTTAGAGCTGTCCTGAGACCACGCCTTAAATATAAGTCTGCCCTTTGTCTTTTTACCAGTGCCGCCTCGTACGCCTTTGATTCTAGGCTGTGATGTAAGTCCTGGCATAGATGTTACAAACTGGTAACCTGCAAAAGGATTGTTAGATGAGTATTCTCTAGTAGATTTATTATATGTATATTCTCTAGCTCTTCTAGTGCCCTCAAATCCTTGCACTGCACCGACTGGTGAGTTAGGTGTGCCGGGATTTATCTGCTGAAATGGCGCACGACCTTGTGGGTTATTGCGACCAGCAGTCTCGTATATGCGACCAGCTGCGCTTACGTTATACACGTAGTTGCTAATCTTAAATCCGTTTCTAAATGTTTGATTTTCACCTGCGTTATACCCAATACCAGATTTAACAGTAGCAGAATCATACTTTGGAAATGGCTTAAAGTTAATTGCTGGGTTACTTGGTTTACTCCAGCCTGATAATACGCTGCCGTTATCTGGCACAAATCCTTTAGCCTTACTTGCTACGCCACGCATCAAAGGATCTATAGCAGTCCTAATTCTTTGACGCATATCTTCATCAATAAACTCTAAACCTTTTAGGACATCTTTAACGCCTACGACCTCTACTGGCATTTTTGATCTCCTTAGCTCTGTCTTGTAAGACCTGCACTATTGCCTTTAGCATCTCTGAGTCCATGTTAATAAACTCACTAGGCGCGATCCCAGTCTCTACACTTAAAGCAGCCACTGTATAGAGAATGGAATCACGCTGTACTATTTTTTTTCTTCGTCTAATACCTCGACAGTTTCTAGGCTGTCAATAAACTCTAAACCAAATATAGGTACAGTTACGTTGGCCCTACGTAAACACTCATGCGCTAAGAAGTAAATCTCAGTCTGCCTTTCGTGATCACGTAGGACTTTACTAATTCCTGCGCCGTACTTTAACTCGAAAGCGTACTCGACACCTGGTGTTATCTTATGCTCAGATACTTCACCATTAGCCCTTGTTATCTTTAGCTTTGCCATTACTACTCCTTATGCGACTGCTACAGCTACTGTGCTGTTGCAAGTAAATGTGATGCTCTGTGATGAAATATCAGCTACTGCGCCATTTACATTCTGTAGGTTATTTACCAATACAGATGCAGTGTATGAAGGGTTAGTTGCAGATACGGCAGCAGAAGTCTGCTTAATCACGCATGTTACAGTAGTGCCATAAGCAGCACGTAATGTAGGGATAACTGTTGAAGCAGCATTATCATTTAGGAAGTCCAATGTAATTGTGCTTGCTTCTAGTCCTTTAGCAAACTTATGTGCAGTATCGCCCATAGCGGTTACTTCTAGCTCATCAAATGATTGATTGATTGTTACAGCTGTTACATACGCTGATAGATCAATGCTGTTTAACGTAACGGATACGCCATTGTTTAAGAATATGGCCATGATTACTCCTTGTCTTTCTCTTTAGTAGGTGCAGGGGTTGGTGCTGGTGTTTCTTGGATCTGGCCTATCTTTTTTAGAAAGGCTAAGTTTTCTGCGTCTGTACTCATTTTAACTCCAGCTCGTTAGGATTGATACGGTAATTTCAGATACCAGCAAATCACCACTAGCGGCGTTGACTATAGCAGGTGCTGAAATACTAGATATGTTTAGCACCAAAGATGATGCGTTTAGTTTAGTTACTACGGCAAGTATAAAAGTTTCCATGCCTGCTAGGTTGCCTTGATTGTCAAATGCTGGCGTAGTCATAAGTATCTTAAAGTTTGCTAGTGGTGCAATACTTGTGTAGTCGTTATTAGATGGCACAATATAAGGATCACCAGGTGTAACTACTACGCTGTTAGCCAGTAGTGTTGCCGGTGGGAATGAGAAGGTTGACCACACGCCTGCATTCGCTAAGTCTGTTGCAAGTGTGCTGCGTAGTGTGGTAATTGCAGCTGGCATTAGCCGACCAGTGAGTTAGGACTAGAATACGGTTGGATGAGACCACGCACTCTGTTGATCAGCTGATAACCCATTCTGTATGGGCTTGCAGTGATCCCATCCATACCTACCCCACCAGTCTGGCTAACTTGACGGCTTTGCCAGATGTCAACAGCCACGATCATCGCAGCCTCTCTGATGGCAGGGGTCGCAGTGTAAGCCTGTGATTTATGCTCTGGGCCAAGTGCCCTTCCGTATGGTTTGATAAAGTGAAATGGATCGTCTGCAGAAACTTTTGCGTATTGAATAATGCTGTAGCCGTTAGGGTATGAACTAAATGCGTATGTACTCCAGAATGCTGTGCCGATAGATGCTGGCACTGTAGTACCTGGAAATGATCCTGTTAATGTATATGTGCCATTGTATGTGCTGCCACAATTACTAATTACTAATTGCTGACCAGTTACAAATATGCCTGGGTTTGCTAATACTAAAGTTGCTACGTTATTGCTAATAGATGAGCCGACTACTGGGGCATCGTTATGCCATAGATAAGCAGATACTAAATCTTCTGCCGATTGGCAGCACTCTTCTACAGTTGCATCGGTATATAAAGTGCCTATTCCAAGATTTGTGCGTAATTCTTGCATAGTTACCATTGCAGCGGCCATAGTGTCCTCTCTTAAAAGCTCCCTAGGGCTAGGGCTACTAAACCCTAGGGATTATTAAATAAACTAACTTATTACGTTAGGTTGAAGCGGCGAACGCCACCAGCGACTAATACACCAACGGCCATGTAGCCATATAGTGCTGTTTCGATCTCGCCTGAAGTTGGGATGTTTGTAGATAGGCGTAGGATTGGTGACTCGTAAATTGATACTGAAGATGGAACTACAATAAATGCAGACTCATCAATAGTTGTTGATACTGCGTTTGGATCTACGTATAGATCTAGACCTAATACGTTACCACGTAGTGATGTTGGTACAGAAGATCCTGCATTGTTCATTGGGTTAGCAGCATTGTAAATTGGGCGACCTGTTGAATCGGTTGCGCCTAATAGTAGTGACCACTGTGATGTACCAGC